CATCAATGGGAACAAAAAGATGGATACACCATATCAGTAACAAAAATGGATGCCGTTAGAAAGTATTTGGATCAAATGGGCAATTGTACTAGCGAAGAGTGTGATAGTATTAAATATAGTAATGCCGACAAAAAGTTAATTCGTAAAACTGGAATGTGTATAAACTGTTTGGCTAAATACGAAACAAATTTAAAAGCAGATGGTACATATCCATATTATGAAGATTATAAAATAACACGTAACAAACTCGCATATATAAGGGAGTTAAAACAAAGATTTGAGGAAGCATTGGAAGGTGTTAAATCACAATTTCAAATAGTAAATGAAGATGGTTCTTTACAAAATTGGACATGGGAAACTAATATTGATGAGGTAAAGCAGAACTTAAAAAATGATATTGATGGTGCATACGATGCGATAGAAGCATTATTGGAAAGAAAAGGAGCATTGGAAGAAAAGTTAATTGAATTAAATCATCCAGAACTTATTAAAAAATAAAATTATGAAAAAATACATATCTTTAAAAAACATTGCAATAGCACTTTTAGTTGCAATAGTAGTTTTCCAACAATGTGGTGGAAACAAAAAAGGAACTGGTAAAATTATAAAAGTTGATGGTAAAAAATACGAAGTAATCAAACATGTAATTGATACGGTAGATGTAATTAAAACTAAAATTGTTACAAGAAAGGGAGATGATATTCCTTACGAAACTATAAAGGAAGTACAGATTCCAACGGTGATAGATACTCAAGCATTATTGCAAAATTATTACGCAAAGAATGTGTATAAAGATGTATTAACTCTACCGGACTCATTAGGAACAGTATCAGTGATTGATACTATTACACAGAATAAAATATTGGGTAGAACATTTAATGCCAGTGTTAAACAAAGAACAATAAAAGAAACTACAATTGTTAAAGAATTGCCAAAAACACAACTATATTGGGGATTGAATAGTAACTTTAACAAAACGGATCTAGTTAGTGCAATTGGAACTGGGGTAGTACTGAAAACCAAAAGTGATAAACTATACCAAATCGGTGGAGGTGTAATAAACACAACTACAAACGGAAGTGATGGTAAATTTAGTCCATATGTTGGTGTTGGGGTATATTGGAAAATTAGATTGTCAAAATAATGGTAGTTCAAGGGCAACCACAAAAAAATCTTAAACAAATTATAGCAGAAGAATATCGTAAGTGTGGCAGTGACCCCATTTACTTTATGAAAAAATACTGCATTATACAACATCCGGTGAGAGGAAAAATACCCTTTCACCTTTATTCGTTTCAGGAGGATTGTTTAAGTGATTTCAAAGACAATCGTTTTAATATTATTCTAAAATCTCGACAATTAGGATTATCAACACTTTCTGCTGGATTTATTCTTTGGAAAATGATATTTAATCAGGATTTCAACGCATTGGTTATTGCGACTAAAGTAACAGTTGCTAAGAATTTAGTTGAAAAGGTAAGAGTAATGCATGACCTTCTGCCAGTGTGGCTAAGAGATGGTGGTCAATCATCAGTTGAAGATAATAAATTATCACTAAAATTAAAGAACGGTTCACAGGTGAAGGCAATCGCGTCCTCACCCGATGCAGGTCGTTCGGAAGCCTTATCACTATTGGTTGTGGATGAGGCAGCATTCATTAGAGATATTGATGATATTTGGTTATCAGCGCAATCAACCCTATCAACGGGTGGTTCTGCTATTATCCTTTCTACTCCTAATGGTGTGGGTAATTTTTTCCATAAAACTTGGGTAGCAGGTGAAGGTGGTATAAACGGATTTAATTGTATTAACTTGCATTGGACGGTGCACCCAGAAAGAAATCAACAATGGAGAGATGAACAAACTCGTATTTTGGGAGTTAAGGGTTCTAGTCAGGAATGTGATTGTGATTTTGTTGGTTCGGGAGATACAGTAATACAACCTGCGTTATTAACCTGGTATAAAGAAACATATGTTATGGATCCGGTTGAGAAACGAGGATTTGATGGAAACCTTTGGGTATGGGAACATCCGAATTACAATAGGCAATATATGGTAGTAGCCGATGTTGCAAGAGGAGATGGTGCGGATTATTCAACTGCGCAGGTATTGGATATAGAAGATAGTTCGCAAGTTGCGGAATATAGAGGTAAAATTGATACCAAAGATTTTGGAAACTTTTTAACTGCATTAGCAACGGAATACAATACTGCATTATTAGTAATTGAAAACTCAAACGTAGGTTGGGCATGTATTCAACAGGTCATAGATAGAGGTTATCAAAACTTATTTTATATGAGTAATGATTTAAAGTATATTGATGTTGAAAAACAGATGAGTAATAAATTTTACAGAGATGAAAGACAAATGGTGGCTGGATTTTCAACAACTACAAAGACAAGACCTCTTATTATTTCTGCAATAGATACATATATGAACAATAAAGATATTCTAATTCGTTCTAATAGGTTGATAGATGAAATGTTTACATTTATTTGGAATAACGGTAAAGCTGAAGCAATGAAAGGGTATAATGATGACCTTATTATGGCATTGGGGATTGGGTTGTGGGTAAGAAATACTGCACTTCGTTTAAGACAAGAGGGTATTGATTTAACAAAAAGTATGTTAAACGCATCCCATATAAATAAGTATGAAGGCATGGTATCTACTGGATATATGGCAAACAACCCATATGAAATGGATTTGGGTAGAGGTGAAAAAGAAAACTTAAATTGGTTAATTGGTTAATTTTTGTATATTTATATAGTGAAACTATTCTAAATGAACGAAGACCTAAATAAATGGTTTAAAGAAAAATGGGTAAACATCGGAAAAAAAGTTGATGGTAAACACCCACCATGCGGTACTTCGGGAGAAAAGAAAGGTTATGCAAAATGTGTTCCTGCGGCAAAAGCAGCCGGAATGAGTAAAAAAGAAAAAGAAAGTGCAACTCGTAGAAAGAGAGCGGCGCAAAATGATGCAGGAAGAGGTGGTAAAGATAGTAGTGGACAAGGTAAAGCACCAATAAATGTTTCTACTAAACCAAAAAATGAAACTATGAATATAGAAGAAAAACTAAATTTATTTTTAGAAAAGAATTGTCCAACTGATTCGGCTAAATGGTCAGCATCTAAATCGGCTGCAAAAGCTAAATTTGATGTTTACCCATCTGCATATGCAAATGGTTGGGCCGCAAAAAACTACAAAGGTAAAGGTGGTGGTTGGAAAACCTGTAATGAAGGAGAAGCTAACGGATTATGTGAAGCATGCTGGGATGGGTATACGCAAGTTGGTATGAAAGATAAAGGAGGTAGACAAGTTCCAAATTGTGTTCCTGTAAGCGAAGATATCAATAGTGATGATGATGTAAATTACGGATATGTTGAACCAGAAGAATATGATGTAGAGGATGAGGATATGGTAGATTTTATTTCTTTTATAAGAACATATTCTAAAGAATTAAACGAAGATGGGTGTCCTTGTGTATTTGAAGCAGAATATCAGGGCAGAGAAGTTAAATTGGGTAAACCAATGGCCGGTGATGTTAAAAAATTTAAAGTATATGTAAAGAACCCGGCAGGCAATGTTGTTAAAGTAAATTTTGGACATGGTGGAACATCTGCGGCATCCAGAGGTGAGAAAACGATGAGAATAAGAAAATCTAATCCAAAAGCGAGAAAATCGTTTAGAGCTAGACATAATTGTGACCAACCAGGACCAAGAGATAAGGCAAGATATTGGAGTTGTAGGAAATGGTAATTTGGTAAATCCAAAAAATTTCCGTATCTTTATAAAAATATAAAAAAAATGGCAGTAGATAAATCAGTATTCAGTAGGTTACAAAAACTATTTTCAACAAATACCATAGTTCGTAAAACGGCAAGCGGGGTTAAAGTCATAGATACTGATGAATATCAGAATATGACAACAAACCTAGTAGATAGGTTTATGAAACTTAAAGTCACAAACTACGGTTCGGGTGTCCTCGAATCATCTATGGCGTATCAACAAGTTCGTATTGATTTATTTAGGGATTACGATTCAATGGATACTGACCCAATTCTGGCATCCGCATTGGATATATACGCAGATGAATGTACTGCTAGAAACGAAATGGGTAGTGTATTAAAAATACACCACTCCGATGATAACATAAAACAAATTTTAGAAAACCTTTTCTTTGATATTTTAAATTTGGAATTTAATCTATGGCCGTGGACAAGAAATTTAGTTAAGTATGGTGATTTCTTCTTACAGTTAGAGATGGCAGATACACTCGGTATTGTTAATGTTATGCCACTATCTTGCTATGAGATGAGTAGGGTGGAACAATTTGATCCAGAAAACCCACAAAGAGTTAAATTCTTATATGCACCATATCAAAACCCATATGGAGGAGCTTCTCAATCTGCTAAAAAAGAATTTGAAAATTATGAGATGGCACACTTTCGTTTGAATTCAGACTCAAACTTTCTTCCTTACGGAAAATCAATGATTGAAGGTGGTAGAAGAGTTTGGAAACAATTAATGTTGATGGAAGATGCGATGTTAATCCATAGAGTAATGAGAGCTCCTGAAAAGAGAATTTTTAAAGTAGATGTTGGTAATATCCCACCAAATGAAGTGGATAATTATATGCAAAAAATTATCAACAATTCTAAAAAAGTTCCATTTGTTGATGAAAGAACCGGTGAGTATAACTTAAAATACAATATTCAAAATCTTATTGAAGATTATTATATGCCAGTAAGGGGTAGTGATAATGGTACATCCATTGATACTCTTAAAGGATTAGAATATAATATGATTGATGACCTTAATTATTTAAAAGGTAAAATGATGGCATCTTTGAAAATACCTAAAGCATATTTAGGATATGAGGAAGATGCGAATGGTAAAGCAACTCTAGCATCACAAGATATTCGTTTTGCAAAAACTGTTGAAAGGATACAAAGAGTACTTATTTCGGAATTAACCAAAATTGCGATAATTCATTTGTACGCACAGGGTGTTACCGATGACCGTTTAACAGATTTCTCATTAGAATTAACAATACCATCAAAAATATACGAACAAGAAAAAGTTGAATTATATAATTCAAAAGTGCAGTTGATTCAACAAATGCAACAAACAAAAATGTTCTCTAAAAAATGGATGTATGATTCTATTATGGGATTAGCAGATGATGAGCAAGATGAATTAACGTTGCAGGTATTGGAGGATACTAAACAACAATTCAGATTAACATCAATTGAAACACAGGGTACTGATCCTGCAAACGAAACCGGTGTAGAGGGACAGACTAATGTAGAAGAAGAAATACAAAGAATTAAATCCGAATTAGAAGAGGATGGTAAAGTAGGAAGGCCTAAAGATCCAGTTAGATATGGGAAAGATGACCATCCGGAAGGAAGGGATCCATTAGGAATTAAAACACTTAAACAAAAGGAAGGATCCGTAAAATACAAACCCAGAGCCAACTATGATGAGATTTTTAAAGATATGAATGGTAACAAAAAAACTATTTTAACAGAAGATTTAACAAAAAAGTAATAAAGTAATATAAAAATATATTTATATCTGACAAAAATACATAAATTGATGAAAAGAATAAAACATTCAAAGTTTAAAAACACAGGATTTATATTTGAACTATTGGTAAGACAGATTACCGCAGAAATAATGTCATCAGATAAACCGGTTGCAGAAAAGATTTTGAAAGAACACTTTAATTCTAAAAAAGAATTATCGAAGGAATTAAAATTATATCAGTATTTGATAAATGAGAAATATAATTCCGAAACAAAAGCAGAGAAATTTATCGATACAATTTGTGAGGCCAGAAAAAGATTGGATGAGTCCAAACTAATCAAAGAAAAGTATAATCTAATTAAACAAATCAGAGAAACTTATAATATAGATGAATTTATAAATTCACCTGTATCAAATTATAAAGCACTCGCTTCTATTTATAAAGTGTTTGAAGTAACCACTACAAATGTTCAATACGATCCAACTGATATTGTAAGTTCAAGATTTACAATAGCAGAAACCATAATCAATTCTTCTATACAAAACAAAGATACAAAATTGAAAGATGTAGTTATGGAAGAGTATAAGAAGCAAGATGATGATTTACGAGCAATATCTTACAAATTTTTAGTAGAGAATTTTAATACCAAATATAAAAACTTAACAGTTGACCAAAAATCACTATTAAGAGAGTATATAAATAATATCAATAATACTGGTAAATTAAACGAATATATCGGAAAATCCATTACAAAATTGATTATACAATTAAAAGAAGTTGGTAAAACTATTCCTGACAAAGTAACTAAAATAAAATTAGCAGAAACTATTTCAAATATTAGAAAAGTAAAATCTGTTAAGAAGATAAAAGAAGAACATTTATCGGCCTTAATGATGAGTTACGAATTATTAAAAGAATTAAAAGAAAGTTTAAATAAATAAAAAATGGTAAATTATAGAATTTATAAAGTAGAAACATTCACATCATCAAGCGTAACAGGTTCAGTATCAGGAAAAGCTTGGGGTGTTATGAAAGACCATAATGGAACTTTGGGTGGGATTGTAATGGAAGGTGGTGGAACATTGATCGGTTCGCATATGATTACGGGACAAGTATATCCGTGTTATCCACGACAAATTAGTTGTTCAACGGGTTCATTTAGTATTTTATCATAATAAACAAATAAATGCCAGCACAATCAAAAGCACAGCAAAGATTTATGGGTATGGTTCATGCAACTCAAAAAGGTGATATGGAAAATCCATCGCCAGAAGTTGAAAAAGCAGCCGATTCAATGAGTGATAAAGATGCTAAAGATTTTGCATCAACATCTCATAAAGGATTGCCTGATAAAATAAAAGAAATGGTGTTAGGTGAATTACGTTCAGTTAAAGCTATTCAAACTGATTATTCAAAAGTATTAGATGCTATGGAAAAACATTTGGATTTATACAAAAAATCAAAAGGAACTCCAGAACAACAGACTCATTTAGAACATTTAAAAAAATTAACTACACTTAAAAAGAAATATTCGCAAGAATTGGAAAATAAAGTAAAAGGTATATACACCGATGCCGATTTAGAAATAAATGAGATGGGTAGTGGTGATATTCACTTTAAAAAAATAATGCAATACTATAATGACGGAACACCATCCGTTAAGAAGCGAGTTGCGATAATTGTATCTGGTAATAAAAACGCAAGTAAGTCTGATATTATTAAAGATTTACATCAAATGGGATATGATGAAATTCAGGAAACAGAAGAAGAGTTGGGTCTTTCAATTAAAGAAATGACAACATCCGATGCAGCAGGACCATATAACACCCCATTCGCATTTGGAAAACCTGAAAATGAAAAGAAAAAAGGAAAACGTTTTGCAGATTTGACAGGATATACTAATGTAAATGAAAACGCTTCATTTAAATATGCAGTAGTTATTACCGAAAATCGTTGGGTAGAACTCAAAAGAGAAGATTCACCTGCTACTACTAAAATTGGAAAAGGAATATCAAACATCAACAAACAATTAGCAGAAATGGAAAAGTTTTTGAATTGGTATGGTAGAATTAAACTAGAAAACGGAATATCTAATGGAAATTTCTGGAAAAGAACAAATACTAATATTTATAAGATAAAAGAGAGACTCATTAAATTAGAACACCAAATTCGTAAAATATCACAATAATGAAAGTAAAACAATTAAAAGAACTTGTTAAGCAAGTAGTGAAAGAAGAACAAGATTATCAACAATTGTTTAAACATATGTTAGATAAGACGGGTAAAGATATTAACTCTATGAGTGATGATGAGAAGAAGAAATTCTTTAATGCAGTAGATAAAGCTTACAAAGCAAAATCGGAAGGTAGATTAAGAGGGTATAACGAAAACCTACCTGGAAATCAGGAAAAGTTAGACACTGATAAAGATGGTGAAATTGAAGCGAGTGATTTGGCAGCATTAAGAGCTAAAAACGAAGGTAAAAAATTAAAATAATGAATAAAGGATTATTAATAGAGACCCATTTGTTTGAAGCAAAACTTCAACAGGAAGAAAATGGAACTTTCCTTGTTAAAGGTGTGCTTCAAAGAGCAGGTGCCCCTAATCAAAATAATAGAAGATATCCTAAAGAAATTTTAGAAAGAGAATGCAAAAAATACGCACAACTTATTAAGGAAAGAAGAGCATTGGGTGAATTAGATCATCCGGATTCTCCTGTAATTAATTTGAAAAATGTTTCACACAACATTAGAGAAATTTGGTGGGAAGGTGAAGATGTAATGGGTTCGGTTGAAATTCTTTCTACTCCATCTGGAAACATTCTTAAAGAACTTTTAAAAAATAATATCCGTTTAGGTATATCATCGAGGGGATTGGGTTCTGTTAAAGAAATGACAGATGGTACAGTGATGGTTCAGGAGGATTTTGAATTAGTTGGTTGGGATTTTGTATCAAATCCATCTACACACGGTGCATTTATGGCACCTGTAAACGAATCAAAACAGTGGGCTAAGTTAGCGGATGAATGTGGTAAGTGGTGTAAATCGCAAAACCTTATGAGAGAAATTATAATTGAATTAAACTAAAATAAAAATGGCAAAATTAACACAATTTATTCCCATAAGCATGGGTTCTTTAAAGAAAGAGAATGTGACAAACCGAATTCAAAAAGAAGAATTAGAGGATATGGATGTTTCATTACCACCGCAAGTTGACAGATTTTTAGGAAAACTGGTTGATCAAATCAAAGGATATAGTTTACCGAAGAAAAAAGAGCAATTGATTGTTGCAAGAATAATTGATGCATTGGGAATGGATAGACAACAATTGATGATGGCGATTGCTAAGATTAAAAAATCAGGTGTTTTAAAAAAGTAAAAAAATGTTGCATTTAAAATCTTTATTAAAAAAAGAAAACATTGCTACTAATTTAACATTTACGCAATTTGTTTCTAAAAGACTGCAAGGTGCAACTAAAATAACAAATGATGCAAAAGAAAAAGGTGGTCCTGCCATATTAACGTATCACCATTTTGTAGTTAAACTTCCTTATTATCAAAATGCAGTTGATGGTAATTTTAATATTGAAAGAACAAAAAAATTGTTGGATACAAAATCAAACGAATTTTGTGATAAAATCAAAAATATGGATTTATCGGAAATTGGATTTCAACGATTAGTGGGTGAGATTGAAGTATTGGGTGAATTACTATTACATAATAATAAACAATAAAATGATACGATTAAAGGATATTTTAAAAGAAACCGAAGAGTTCAAGCAATTACCTACGGAAATAAAGAGGCATTTTTTAGAAATAATTTCAACATACAATCAGCATAGAGAAGGAATGAGTAGAAAATCCGATATTATGCAAATTGCAGAAACATTGGGTGGAATTGCAGATGCTGCACAAGAATACACTTTGAGAGAAGGTGGTGATTGGTTCGATAGAGTTACAATCAAACGTAATATGAACGAATTAAAAAAGTTACAATCAGGTTTTGAAAAAGAAGCAGTAGAAGCAAAATCTCAACAACAACGATTAGAAGCTCTATATGAAGATATGGGACACGTTTTAGGAAGATACTTTGAAATAGCAGATTTATCAGAAGATGTTATGAAACAAAGATTGGGATTAAGAGAAAATAAAAAATCTAAAAAATAATGGAACAATTGGCATCAATACTATTACACAGTAGAACACAGGCTCATACCTTTCATTGGGGAGTTAAAGGAGCGGGTTCATATTCAGCACATATAACATTGGGTAACTATTACGATTCAATAGGTGGGTTAATAGATGGATTAGTAGAAGCATATCAAGGAGAAAACGGTTTAATCAAACCACAATCAGTTAATGGGTTGGATACGAATTGTGAATTAAAAAATATCATCAATTATTTTGAAAAATTGTGTAAAGCAGTTGATAAATTAAGAAAAGATGAAAAACTACAAAGAAGTTGGCTACAAAACGATATAGATACAATTGTAACTTTATTATACTCTACAAAATATAAATTGATCAATTTACAGTAATAATATATAAATAATATTTACACCTCAAAGAAATTTGAGGTTTTTTTTTACTTTTTTAAAAAATCTATATACTTATTATCAAATATCCCATTCCTATATGGGATTACTTTTTAGAAATAGTTGATTAATGAATACCCTTTGATATAAGGTGTGACCGAACAATCGACATAATATCATTGGAGTTCCTTTCTAAATAACTTCACAAACAAATTTAAGGAAAAATGGCAAATTCAAAATTATTGAAAGAAGCAATCGCTGATGCCAAAGCAGTTAAAGAAACGGCTTTAGCAAACGCAAAATTGGCACTTGAAGAAGCATTTACACCAAGACTACAATCTATCTTATCACAAAAATTAAGAGCAGAAGCAGAAATGGAAGATGATGCAGAACAAGTGGACGAAGAATTAAGTTCATCAGACATCGGTTCAAAAACAGATGCCGGATATGCTGAAACACCTGGTTCACAACCAACTTTGGATGCAGATACTGATTTATCAGTTGGTGTAAAAAAAGATAGTGGTAAGCCTGAACAAGCTGGTACTGATTACAAAAAAGTAGCAGACATCAACGAAGAAGATGATTTTGATTTCGGTGGTGAAGAAGAAGACACTGATAACTCCGCTGAAATTGCAGAATTAAAAGCAAGATTAGCCGAATTAGAAGGTGATGGAATGGGTTCTGATGAGTCTGGTGAAGATGAAGAAGACGATTTCAACTTCGGTGAAGAAGAAGGTGGTGAAGATTATGATGTAACTGGATCAGAAGAAGAAGAAACCGAAGATGATATGGATTTAGAATCTATTATCAGAGAATTGGAAGCACAATTGGGAGATGAAGAATCAACCGAAGAAGAGCCTGCAATGGGTGAAGAGCCTGCAATGGGTGAAGAGTATGGTGAAGCAGGTGAAGAAGAAGTAGAAGATGATACTATTGATTTAGAAGAAATTTTAAGAGAAATGGAATCGGATATGACTGATGATAGTGAAGAAGTAAATAATGATGATGTAGCTGCAGAATTAAATGAAGCTTACAAAACTATTAAATCACTTCAAAGCACAATCAATGAAGTTAATTTACTTAACGCTAAATTGTTATTCGCAAACAAATTATTCAGAGCTCACAACATGACTAACGAACAAAAAGTTAAAGTGATTGAAACTTTGGATAGAACAAAAACAGTTAGAGAAGTTAAATTGGTGTATTCTACATTAGCAGAAAACTTCAAATATACTACAACCTCTAACAAAGTAGCTAAGAAATCAATTTCAGAAGGAATTGCGAGTAAGGTAACAAAATCTACTAAACCGTCTGTATCTAAGCAAGTAATTGTGGAAAATACTCAATTATCTGATAGATTTAAAAAATTAGCAGGAATTTTAAAATAATTATTAACAACTAAACTTAAAAGTACATAAAATGGACTTACAAAAATTAATGAATGGCAATAACCCACAGAGTGTCATGCTTGAGCAAACTAGAGGTTTGAAAGCAAAATGGGAAAAAACTGGTTTGCTTGAAGGAGTAAAATCAGAAACAACTAAGCATGGTATGGCAGTATTGCTAGAAAATCAGGCTAAACAATTATTGGATGAAGCTACCAGAACTGGTACATCAGGTGGTTCGGAAGAATGGGCAGGTGTTGCACTTCCATTGGTAAGAAGAGTATTCGGTTCTATCGCAGCGAAAGAATTCGTTTCGGTTCAACCAATGAACTTACCATCAGGTCTTATTTTCTACATGGACTTCAAATATGGTACTAACCCAGCGGGTAACCCTGACTTTACTGGTTCTTCTTTGTTTGGTACAGGTGGTGAGTTTGGTAAAGATTCTTTATCTCCAGCAGGAAATAAATTAGGTTCTACTCAAGCTACAACAGGTGGTTTGTATGGTGCAGGTAGATTTGGATACACAATCAATAACGCTTCTTCTGCATCAGCAGTAACAATTGCATCTGCTTCTTTAGCAGATATTGATTATGATTTATCTATTTCGGCTGTTTCTACATCTTTTGCAGCTAACACTCTAAAGAAAATAAGTGTTCCTTTGCCAGCTGATTCTGATAATAATGGTGTTAGAGCATTTGAATTAACTTTAGCATCAGGTTCTAACATAGTTTTCTACCCTCAATATGTTACTAAGAATGGTACTAATGTTGAATTTGTTGCAAACCTAACAGGTACAGGTTCATCTGGTGTACAGGCTGCTACTTTGGTATATCACGTACAACCTACCGATATCTCTCGTGGTGATTTCGAAGATAGAGGTAATAACTTGGCAATTCCAGAAATCGAATTAGAATTGAAATCAGAGCCAATCGTTGCTAAAACTCGTAAGTTAAAAGCAATTTGGACTCCTGAATTGGCGCAAGATTTGAACGCATACCACTCTGTTGACGCAGAAGCGGAATTAACTCAAATGTTGTCTGAATACATCTCTTTAGAAATCGACTTAGAAATCTTAGAAATGTTACAACAAAATGCTTTCACAACTGAATATTGGTCAGCTAGAGTTGGATATGATTGGAATGGTGCTGGTTTCTCAATTGATTCTAATGCGGCTGCAGCTTCTGCATACCAAAAGAACACTTGGTTCCAGACTTTGGGTATTAAATTACAAAAAGTATCTAACAAAATTCACCAATTAACAATGAGAGGTGGAGCTAATTTCGTAGTAGTTTCTCCAAACGTTGCAACTATCTTAGAATCAATGAACGGATTCTCTGCTAATCCAGGGAAAGACGCTTTATCATTCGCAGCAGGTGTAAGTAACATTGGACAAATCTCAAATAGATACGATGTTTACAAAAACCCGTATATGACTGAGAACGTTATCTTAATGGGATTCAAAGGTTCTAACTTCTTCGAAACCGGAGCAGTTTACGCACCGTATGTACCATTGATTATGACTCCATTAGTGTACGACCCAACTAACTTCACTCCAAGACGTGGTGTTATGACTCGTTACGCTAAGAAATTAGTAAGACCAGAATTTTACGGTAAAGTATTAATTGAAGGTTTAGAAACTCTTTAATCTTAACAGATTAGAGTAATTCAAAAGGGGTAACGAAAGTTATCCCTTTTTTTATTTTAATATAATATTTATAGTAGTAAAACTATAAATTATTAGAATATGTCTTTAAATTTAAAATGGCCTGGCAGTGGTTCTGTCATCTCTGGCTCAACTCCATTTGGTCTGTATGATTCGGATACCGATTTCAAAAACGATGGACCAAAAACAGCCGGATGGTGTGCAAAACGGTTAGGGTATCCGATTGTAGATGTTGAAATGATTGATGAGCAATTTTATGCTTGTTTTGAAGAATCGGTTTCTGAATATTCGGCACAAGTAAATCAATTTAATCTTCGTAATAATTTAGATATTTTAAGAGGACAACCGAAAGGAAGAGTTGCAAACTATTCACAAACATTGGTAGATGGTTCATTCTTACCAACTGCAGTTCGTATGGCACAACAATACGGTACATTGGCAGGAGTAGGTGGTAGTACCTCAATTAAAAAAGCTTATATAAATTTAGTTCCAGGACAACAAATTTATAATATAATGAGTGCATCGGTAGATGTGGAAACCTCTGCATCTTTTACAACATTATTTACAGGCAGTTCTACGATTGATGTAACTAAAGTATTTCACGAAGCAACACCCGCCATAACTAGATTTTTTGATCCATATTCAGTTGGGGCACAAGGAACTTTGAATTTAATAAGTGAATTGGGATTTGGAAATTACTCACCTGCTGCACAATTCTTAATGATGCCTTTATATGAGGATGTATTAAGAATGCAACAAATTGAATTTAATGACCATATTAGAAAATCTGCACATACTTTTAATATAGTAGATAACAAATTAGAAATATTCCCAATACCAACGGAAGGTACATTATCAAAAATATATTTTGAATATATGAGTAGAGATGAATTTGAACACGATTCACAAACTATTCAATCAGATTCACTTTCGGATTATTCTGACATTCCATATGATTTTATTCAATATAGTAATATAAATGATGTTGGTAAACAGTGGATTAGAAAGTATACATTAGCTCTTTCAAAAGAATTGTTAGGAGCAATTAGAGAGAAATATTCATCTATTCCAATTCCAGATGCAGAAATCAGTTTAGATGGTGCGGCATTACGAGCAGAGGCACAGGTTGAAAAAGATAATTTAATTACACAACTTAGAGAGAATTTGGAAGAGATGAGTAGAAAGAATGTGTTTGAAAAACAAGCACATGAATCGGATCATCACCAAGATATGTTAAGAAAAGTTCCATTAAGATTATATGTAGGATAATATGCCAAAGTTCGTATCGGAAAGAGATGTTAATTTTTTCAAAAGTATAGCCAGAGAATTGGTAGATGTTGTTGTGCAGGTAGAAGTTGCACTATACAAATTAAATATTTACGAAAGTAAAATAAACATATACGGCGAATCTACTAATAAAACGTGGTATCAGGGAGTATCTTTATATGCAATGGTTGATAAAGATCCTGAAAATGTAGTATATGAAGGATTTGGTCCTGATAATTCTCAATTGATTACATTCAAATTTGACAAAGATTTATGTGAAGAAAGGGGTATATATCCGGAAATAGGTGATGTTATTATGTTTGATAACTCATACTATGAAATAGATAATACAAATGAAGTTCAATTTATTGGAGGACAGCCATATAATAATTACAGTATAGTTTGTACTACCTTTATGACACGTAAATCAAACTTAAATATTACAGAAAGAGTAAGATAATGGCAAATAGAGAGATAATTAGACCAGAGTTAAATAGAGCAAATCAAACTAAATACGAAAAGGGGGATATAAGACAATCCATAACCCTATTTGATATTGATTATGCTATGATGACTTATTTGGAAGATGTGATATTGCCTGATTTAGAAGATGGTGATGGTAGTACCGTTAGAATACCTGTAATATATGGTAATTCAGAAAGATGGAACGGTGCTAGAAAAGAAGGTATTTATAGAGATATAAAAGGGCAGATACAATTACCAATAATGATGTTAAGACGTTCATCTATTTCAAAGGATGATACTATGCCGTTACTAAATAGACATCTATCATATCCGACAGTAACTAAGTTTAATAAAAATAATAGATATGATAGGTTTAGTATCTTAAATGGAACAAAACCATCATATGAGTTATACGATATTGCTATGGCAAACTACGTTGATATAAGTTATGAATGTATGTGTTGGACATCGTATACCGAACATCTTAATAAAGTAATTGAGCAAATTGAGCATTCAACGCAATATTGGGGAGATAAGGATAAATTTAAATTTAGAACGCTAATAAATGATTACAACATCACCAATGAGGTGGGGGAGAATAGTGAAAGAGTAAATCGGCTTGAATTTACACTAAATGTAAAAGCATATATACTTCCGGAAAAAACTGATGGTGAAAACTTAGTAAAAAAATCATTTTCTACAAAAAGAGTAGTAGTATCAACTGAAACAGATATAACTAGTGGAAACGGACGATTAGAGGGGTTATTAACTACACCATCACCATATTATGACAACAAAGATTTAATTGACTTTTTATCTTTAAATAACAGTAAAGTACAAAATCCTACAACAACTAATACTATAACATTTGCAAATGTAAAATTAATAAAAACACCCGCAACACTATCAAGTTTAGTAACGAGTGGTATAACCGTTGCGGATAAGTCATATGATGTTAAAGTTTATATAAATGGGGTTAGATATGATCAAACTACGCATTTTACCGTTTCAATATCATTAACAACCTTTACTATAAACTTTAATTCTGCAAATTTAGGATTTAGTGTAAGTAGTGGTGATCAAATTACAATAACTGGTAAATTTATTGATATTGTATAATGAAAAGAAGCCTTTTAGATATAACACAAAAAATCAGTAGAAACCCCGGTAAAGCCGTTTTAACTCCAAAAGATTTAACAAACGCAACTCATTTTATTTTTGAAGCTACGGGTTGGAGATTTGTAGACATATTAAGAGAAATTGAATATAGAACTACGCAAGATAGATTAACGGTCTATATAAACACACAATCTATAAGTGCAAGAGATTACATAGTTGAAGAAGTTGGTGGGGCGTTACTTTTGAAATTTATTAAAAGTAATTTTGAATATATATTGGAAAATGATGATTATATTGAAATTGAAGGAGATATAGAACAATATGCTTAAACAATTTAACTCAAATGCCAGAAAACTAAATAGAGTAATTCAGACGGTTAATACTAATAATCTAACGAATAGTGACTTAACAGGCAGTCTACTAAATATTGTAATACCAACTAATACTAAATTTGAATCAAATACTAAAAAATTAAATAGGGCAATTCAAACGGTTAATACTAATAATCTAACGAATAGTGATTTAACAGGTAGTCTACTAAATATCGAAATACCAACTAATACTAAATTTGAATCAAATACTAAAACTAATCCAAATCCGATTAAATTAGTAAATAATAAAACAAAAATATCAGATTTTTATAATGAGATTTTAGAATTTAGTGCAATGAGTGTAAAACGAGGAGTTGATTTATTTGATAATACTGGGTTTGGTAGTTTAACGATACAGAACGTTGCATTAGATTACGGTACAGAGGGTGCATCTTCTGAAAACTTTGAAGTATTGGTGTATGGGTTACATATTCCAGGCAATTATTCAATACAGCAAGTTGGAAATGATGTAGTAATAACTTTAAATGAATACTATATAGATTACGATGATGTAACACTTAATGATATATATGTTATAGGTAAATTGTTAGATATCCCAATTGCTTCGGAAGATGGTTACAATTTAATAACCGAAGATGGTTTAGATATAATAATATAAAATGGCAAACGTAAGAAAACGAATATCAGAATTAACGGCATTAGCTTCCGCATCATTAGATACTACAATCGTTGGTGTAGATGGTGGAACGACTTATAAAATTGAGTTGGATACATTAGCAGATGCAGTTACTTCAAGAGTAAATATATTGGATAGGGATAGACTATTATCTTTGGAATCCGTAACATCTTCGTTTGAAAGTAAAGGTAGAAGTGTAATAAGTTCATCTGCACAAATAACTGGATTGGGGTTTGTAAGTTCATCTACAACTATACCGATAGGAACAATTAGTTCATCAACACAAATATCAAATTTTGGATTTATAAGTTCATCACATACTGATATAACTTCTTTAAATTCATTCACATCTTCACAATCATCATTAAATACCGCATTTACAAACGGAATAAGTGCAAGATTACAAACATCATCTTTTAACGAATATACTGCATCACAATCTACATCATCATTAGTAAGTAGATTAAACGCAATTGAAAGTGTAAGTGGAAGTTGGATTACTGAAAGTGAAACGGGTTCGTTTTTGACAAGTTTAAGTGGAGCAATAAGTTCTTCATCTCAATTAACATCATCATACGATACAAGATATACATTGAGTGGTAGTGTTCAACCATTACCTTCAAATTTATTGAGTTCATCTGCACAAATAACTGCATTTGGATTTATAAGTTCTTCAGCAGCAATACCGGCCGGAACTATTAGTGGTTCTTCTCAATTAACATCTTCATTAGATACAAGATATTTGAATACGGGTGGAGATGGTGTAATAAGTGGTTCTGCACAATTACCATCAGGTTTAATTAGTGGTTCAACTCAATTAACAACATCGTTTCCATCAAAAACAACTGAAACTTGGTCAGTACCAGCAGGAGCATCTACACAAAGTTTTACAGTAGAAGCCGGTGCTTCATATACAATGTGGGTAAATGGTAATATTCCAAATGGTATTATAACTTGGAACGCAACTGTAACAACATCAAATACCAATGTTCCGGTAGTTGGTTCTCAATATGGTTGGTATTACACACCGGGTAATGCATTAGTTTTAACTACAATGCCTGACCAAATTATAGGTACAACTAATACTCTCATATCCTCTCCAACATCATACGCACCAAATACTTCAAATGTATTTAAGTTTGGTATAACAAATAATAGTGGAACAACTCAAACAATTAATTACGGATATATAAAACTATCTTAACGATATTTATAGGATATGGCAACGTTAATAAGATTAAAACAAATAGAAAGTGGTTCTGCATTACAAACATCTGCAGCTATTGGTACTGATTTTTCACAATCGGTAATTGCTATTGTACAGGGTAATATTGCAGCTACTTTGCCTGATGGAATAATATCATCATCAGTTCAGGTTAATATTTTACAAACTACTAATTTTGCTGGATTTAGTTCATCTATTAATACTCAAATTAGTGCAAGTTCGGCAAATACACTTAATATTTCATCATCGGTAAATACTAGATTAACTAATTTGGAATCATTCAGTTCTTCATTAGATAACAGTTTTGCAACTGATATAGAATTATACCAAACATCATCTCAAATCATTGATCAGGGTGAATGGTAATGTAATAAAAAAATATATTGTATTTAATTCAAATTTACAATCAGTTTGATAAAAAAAAAGATATTTATAGATTGAATAACACAGAATAATCAAAAACTAAATATGGCACAAATCATTAAACACAGAAGGGGTAGTTTAGAATCCCTATCGGCTGTAACGGCATCTTTACAAAAAGGTGAAATTGTAATAGCATCGGGCTCATCTAACCTATCAGTAACAAATGGGGCATCAATTGTATTTGCAGTTCCTGAAAACGGACGAGTGCAAGCCGTAAATAGAGTTTTGGTAGGTGCTAACGCACCAAATACATTTGCAGCGGGAACTTATAATGGAATGTTAAATGGAGTTCCTTACTACGCAAGTGGTAGTTCTACATTATATTTATTAGGTGAAGGTGCAAATAGTATTCCTGATTTAACAGGTAACATTAGTAATTTTAGTTCTTCGGTTTCCGCATCAATAAGTGCATTATCTGCATCAATTGGTGGTGGTAGTATTGGAGTAGCAGTAGCGGCATTAAATACATTTAGTGGTTCTACACTTATTAGATTAACTAATTTAGAATCAACTTCTGCAAGTGTAAATACTTCAATTACGGCTTTAAATAGTTCTTCTGCATCTCAACAAACAAGTATAGATGCATTGAATAGTTATACGAGTTCAAATACATCTACAACTGCATTAAATTCATTTACTCAATCAGCAGAAACTAGATTTACCGAAATTGGTGTAGTAAGTGGTAGTTTAATAGCATCAGCATCAACTGCTAAAACGACAAATGACTCACAAGGTGTTTCAATAACAAACTTAAATTCATTTAGTGCAAGTACAAACGCTTCACTTACAGAATTAAACTCATATACATCTTCATTAAAAACTGCGTTTACTGCAAGTGGTGTTAATGTAACATTCAATGGTGATACGACCGTTAAAGGTAATTTATTCGTACAAGGTACTCAAACTATTGTTGATTCAACAACAATCAACTTAGGAGATAATATATTAACATTAAACGCTGCAGGAACATCTGATGGTGGTTTGATAGTAAGAGATGCAACAGGTGCATCAACTACTTCCGGTTCTTTACTTTGGGATGTAACTACCGATTACTGGAAAGCTGGTAAGGTAGGTTCTGAAAGTAAAGTAGCATTATTGGGTGGTGACAATCTTGTTACTGCATCTCAACAAATACTTTTAACCCAAGTAAACGGATTTACCGATTATAGTGGTTCAGTTTCAGCATCATTAGCAGCAATTACTGCAAATGTTGGAGCAGGTGTTGGAGTTTCTATAACAAACTTAAACTCATTTAGTGCTTCTACATTAAGTAGATTAACTAGCATTGAATCATTCAGTTCTTCGGTATTAACTCAATTAACTGAAATTGGAGTAGTTAGTGGAAGTTTAATAGCTTCTGCATCAACTGCAAAAACAACAAATGACTCACAAGGAGTTTCAATAACAAATATAAATACATTTAGTGGTTCACAATTAACTCAAAATAGTACATTAGCAACTTATACGGGTTCGGTTGATACCCGTTTGACTGAAATTGGTGTAG